CCAAGTTGTTTAGCTATAGTCGTGGTAGCACAGTGGCAGATCCAGTATTGGGATTCTCATTGAGCTACAGCAGCACTGGTGGCAGCATTGGGCAGTTAAACTTCACTAACAATTACTGTGCAGATACCTTTGCATATACATCAGATTCGGTTAAACGCATTACCACTGAGCTTAAGACCAATGTGGGATTTATTAGAAAGATCACTGGTAGAGTAACTTATAGTTTACTAAACACCTGGAACCGTGTTAGTGATACCAGCAAGCAGTACCAACAAATTACGGCAGTTTATGATGGCCTAACCAGTTATTTTGAACTAGGCGCGGTACCAGTACTAGACACCATTGACACTCCATCTATAAAAATTTATATCAACAATCGTCGTTTAACCAGAACAACTGTAGCTGGTAGTTTTGCCACAATTACGGGCACAGCAGCAACAACCACAGTGACCGGAGCTAATGCAGCAATCTATGCCACCACTGTCAATGGTTACTACAATACCTATCTTGGTAGACATGCTGACCAGACTGGTTTAGATTATTGGGTAAATCTTGTTAATAATGGGACTGTGACACTCAGCGAAGTCGAAGCCAGAATCATAGCCAGCGAAGAAGCCTATAGATTTGCCTGTGGATTTGAACTAGCACAGGTCGGGGCAAGAACCGCAGTTAAAATACGCACAGACTTGTTAAGTCAGGGCGACCGTGTGGATATCCTGTTCTACAGCACTGCAATCAGTGAGCTGGCTCACTATGAAATTCCCAAGAATCTAGAGTTTAATCCGCAGAATTCCGAAATCGCACAATTAACACTAGGTCAACTACGCAACCACCTTCAAACCATTGGAGAAAATACTCGCGGTCTAATAGGATCAGCACTGGCTCAAGGTAACATAAGAGACTTAGATATCACAGCCAAACCCGGAACTATTTTACAGCACAGTGCTCCTATTATCTACAGTAGCTTATTTCTGTCAGACTCCGATGCTAACTTTATAAACAGTATAGATTTTGCTCGTAGAGAATACACAAGGTTTAAAAATAAATTTTTAGAATTATCAGTGACTTTGCCTGATGTGAATCCTAACGACATCAGTCACAGCGTGGATGTAATTTTAGAATCAATCAACACTGTTAAGAATAATTTGTTCCCATGGTATTATTCTGACATGATGGCCCATGGCAGCGACTACAATCAAACCACTATCACTGTGTTAAATGCATCAGTGAAGACCTATAATCTTTCTAGATCTTATAGAACTCTTAGTGTGGGCAGTACCGCAGTATTGATTTATCGCAATGGAACATTGTTGGTCAAAGACATTGATTTTGTGTTTGACGCCAGTGCTACTTTTACCTTGAGTAGCAGTGTGACATTGAATTTAAATGATACTTTGGTTATTAGAGAATATGCCAACACCGAAGGATCTTATGTTCCTGAAACACCTAGCAAGTTAGGCCTTTATCCTAAGTTTGTTCCTGCTATCTACACAGATACAACATATAGAACAGCTCGACAAGTGATTCAAGGTCACGATGGTAGCGTTACGCCAGCCTTCGGTGATTATCGAGATAATTTACTACTAGAGCTAGAAAAGCGCATTTACAATAATATTAAAACCGAATACACTGGCGCTCTGTTCAACATAAACTCTAACCAGCCTGGAAAATACAGAACCACTGCCTATACCAACAGCGAATATAGAGATATTCTCAATACTGAATTCCTAAAGTGGGTCGGCTATAACCAACTTGACTTTGCCAGCAATACTTACTTTCTAGGCAACGATGAATGGAGTTGGAACTACAGTGGTTCCCTAGACATAGATGACGCTGAAGTATCCGGATACTGGCGTGGCATCTATCGTTATTACTATGACACAGATCGTCCACATACGCATCCTTGGGAAATCATGGGTTATGCGATAAAGCCAAATTGGTGGGATACTTATTATTCCTGGACTGATCCTGTCAAGCGTAGCACCTTGATATTTAATATTACCAATGGGCTAATCAATGACCCAGGGTCTGCCACAGCAGCGCAGGCTAATCCTGTTTATGCTAGACCAGGATTCAGTAGTCGTGTACCAGTGAACAGTGCTGGTCAATTACTGTCGCCAATGTCTACAGTAATTAAGAAATTTAACGATTCGAACTTTAACAGACCATTTGCAGTCGGTGATCAAGGTCCAGTTGAAAGTGCTTGGTATCGTAGCAGCGAATATGCTTTTGCTGTGCAACGTGCCATGGCATTAATGCGTCCTGCTGAGTATTTTGGCAGATTAGCTGACACATTCAGATATGGTATCAACAGTTTAATTAACCAATATGTACGCAGCACAGGTCTAGTGCGTGGTAGTACCAGTGGCACTGCTATCAACGGAGAAGTCATTGGATCGGTGACCACAAGATCGTTGGGGTATTTAAATTGGGTACAGGCTTATTTGACCAGTCTGGGTCGTGATGGCACCGCAGTTATTAGAACACTGCTTAACACTGTGCAGGTTAAACTAAGTCATAAACTAGCTGGATTCACTGACAGAAACATGATCACTGTGCTAGCTGAACAGTTTTCGCCTACTAGCACCAGTGAAAGTGTGATTATTCCTGATGAAAACTATCAGGTTCATTTAAATCGTAGTGTGCCGGTGGCAAGAGCTACCTACAGTGCTGTGATCATTGAACGATCAGAAAACGGTTACACAGTCAGCGGTTACGATCTCAAATATCCTTATTTTATTATTGTTCCTAGTGAAACAGCCGGTACTGCCTATGAAATTGGTGTGCTTGATCAAACTGCTGTGGTCTACGAGGATTTCAAAATACAAAAGGTAGCTGTGCCTTATGGTTATGAATTTACCAGTGCACAACAGGTTGTTGATTTCCTAGTAGGTTACGAGCGTTGGCTAATAGCTCAAGGATTTATCTTTGATAGATACAGCACAGATTTTCAATTGATGCAAGATTTTAAACTTGCTGCAAGAGAATTTTTAACTTGGGATCAACAAGGATGGCAACCTGGTAACATTATTGTGGTTAGTCCAGTTGGTGACAAATTAGATATTTTCACCGACAACACAGTGGTTGATTATATTACTAACAGAATCAATGAATCTCAGCTGATGGGTGTTAACTTTAATGTAATTAAAGCTGCTGATTTTTCTGTGATACGTGACAGTAATTTAACCACAATATTTACTCTTAGCGGGCAAAGTATTGCATTTGCTGAACTAAATCTTGTGCAGTATGAACATGCATTGGTGTTTGATAATACCACGGTGTTCAATGACATAATTTATAAACCTGATCTGGGCAATAGACAATATAGATTAAGACTAGTAGGAGCCATAACCAGTAACTGGGATGGACAATTAACACCACCAGGATATATCTATAACACTGGTAATATTGCTGATTGGGCCACGGGTCAAGATTACCGTAAAGGTGATATTGTTAGATACAAGTTGAAAAATTATACTGCGGCACAAGATGTTGCTGCCAGCGATAGTTTCAACTACAATTATTGGACTCTATTAGACAGCGTACCAGATTCTGGACTAAATGCAAACTTTGTCACTGGTGCCAGCAGATCGAAGCAGTTTTATGACGTTGACGATCAGCCATTGGATGAACAATTTGCTAGATTTAGCAATGGCCTAATAGGTTTTAGGAATCGTACCTATCTTGAAAACTTAGGTATGAATACCATAACCCAGACCAAGTTTTATCAGGGTTACATACGAGAAAAAGGAACCAAGAACAGTATTGCTGCTCTAAGTCGTGGACAATTCAATAACATAAGCAGTACAATTACTGTATACGAAGAATGGGCTGCTCGAGTTGGTGAATATGGAGCCATAGACAGCAATCCTTATATTTCATTGGCACTTAAAGATTCTGTGTTCCGTGACAGACCCATGGCCATTGAGTTACTATCTATCACAGGTACTGCCAGCGATAACAATGTGATTGCTGTAAAGCCTCATGAATTAACTTATCGTCCTGATCCTTATACACCAAATATCTTTTTAACTAGAGAACCTGCTGTTACCAAAACATTCAAAATAGAATTGTTCGGCGATGGTATCATGTGCGGCCGAGATCCTGCTGCTGCATCCATGGTAAATTTACAACTAGTGGTAGCATGCCGTGATGATCGAACCACAGCCAGAGTTGCTAGCCCTCCGGATTATCTACTTTATCAGGCACTTAATAGCAAGTATAACCTAGCAATTACCACACGTTCAGTGGAAAACTCAACTTCGGCACAGTTGTTGTCCGGTGGCGACAGTGTAAATGGTGCTTGGCCCGACGACATAGAAGCTGACATTGTTGTAATCAACCATGGCATGATTGATGCTAAAAATGGCATATCAGTGGTTGATTATAAATCAAATCTACGAGCACTGCGTACAGCATTGAAGCCAAATCAAATGGTTATTTGGCAAACTCCTAGTTTGGTAAATCGTAGTTTGCCCAGTACTGATTGGAGTTTAACTGGAACCAACGACGTAGCCATATATGCTCAGGCCATGAGAGAAGTGGCAGCAGAATACAATGATGTAGTAGCCGATGCGGCCGCTATACCAAATTGGACTAACTACCTTGGCACAAATGGAGTATATCCTTCGCAACAAGGATACACCGTGTTGGTTAACACAGTGTTGGCACCCGCAGTAGAAAAGGTTATAAGAAAACAACTACAACAGCAGATTAGAGTATTCGAAGACGATGTTAAAACTGCTGGTTACGTAAATCAAGACCATGTTGATTATTTGCTATTCGATCTTTATAACTACAGCTCATTGACTGACTCTGTGTTGTCTGAGCTGGTAACCGGATATAAAATTTGGGTTGCCAAGGATTTTAACGACGATTGGCAGGTTTACAGAGCCTACCAAGCAGAAAACATTGTTACCAGAGTAGAAGCCGATATTGATAATCGCATTGTATTCACCATGGAATCAGCACATGGGCTTGCGGCCTATGATGTGTTTGCAGTGCGTGGTATGGATCCTGCTATCGACGGATTTTATCAGGCCCTGATTGTAGACGCCAACACTGTAACAGTGTTAGCCAGTGATACAGTTTATCAATATGTAGGCAATCAAGTTACAACTAGTAGTACCGCACTGTTATTCGACCTGCAAAAATTAAGATTTGCCAATAATACACAGCGTGATCTAGCAGTGCCCAAGCATGGATGGTTAAATTCTGATCGTGTGTGGATCGATGACAGCGGTGATGCACTTGGTAGTTGGGCAGTATATGATAGATTAGACACTTATAGAATAGCCGGCGATCGAGGTAATGTGTCCACTAGCGGCACAGTTAATTTTACAGTTACCACAGTACAACCAAACGAAACTGTGTACTATACCATTGCCGACGGAGCCACTGCTACAGTAATACCAGAAACCAATGCATGGACATTGTTGGTCAGCCAGCCCATGCATGTGGACATTGACAGTATCAGTAATTGTTATTTGTTCTCTAATAAAACCAAAGAAATTGTTGCTAGACTAGACATACTTGACCCAGCCAAAGGCAGACTACTAGGTGTAGCACAAAGCAATATCGACTACACAACCAGTATTGATCCTGCACGTTATAGTAACAGCAGCAGTTTGTCTGACGTACTACCAACCAGTACTGATTATTATTGGGCGGCAGCACAAGTAGGAAAATTCTGGTGGAACATAGACACCTGTAGATTTGTAGACTATGAACAAGGATCATTGACCTATAGATTGGCCAATTGGGCAAAACTATTCCCAGGTAGCAGCGTGGATGTTTATGAATGGATCGAAAGCGATCTGTTGCCCAGCGAGCATGTTGCTGCTGGTCTACCTGGTGTGCCTTTGTATGCCAATGACGACGGATATAGTCGTGTAAGTTACATAGACCCGGCTACTAACATAGTCAAAACCAAGTACTACTATTGGCTTCACGGTCATAACACCAAGATTAGCGATCAGCGCACACATACCAGTTACAGTCTTGAACAAATCATTGCTGCTCCAGAACAACAAGGAATTCCTTATCTGGCACCATTGAGTACCAATGCTTTTGCGTTGTTTAATGTAGGTAGCTATTTGTCTGGGTCTGACACAGTGGTACATGTCAGTTATCGTCGTGTGCTTAATGAGCGCATTATTCACAGTGATTACAAACTGATACAGCAAGGTGATCCTGCTAGCACAATTCCTGATAGAATTGAAAGCAAAATCATCGACAGCGTGATCGGCTCTGACGCACTGGGATTGCCAGTGCCGAGTCCTATTTTACCGCCTAGCCAACGTTTAGGATTAGGCATGAGACCAAAACAAACAGTGGTACTCAATGCTGATGTGGCCAAGGAAAATCTGGTCAAATATGTAAATTCGGTATTGATCAAGCAGGCACTAGCAGGCAAGCTAGTGGACAGTGCTAGCAGTACCGTAGACAACTTTTTCGCACGAGATCCTATTCCTGCTGCCACCGAGTACCTGCATAGAGTTAGTACCTACAGTAGAATTACACTGCCTCCGGCCAACGTTGGAGAACGTATACTGGTTGAACGTGATGAGCGTAACAGTAATTACTGGACCATTTATCAACGTACCGACACTGGTTATAAGCTATTACGTCGCCAGCAATTTGACGTAACCAAACTCTGGAGTCTAGTAGACTGGTATGCCGATGGCTATTCGGCCAAAACCAATCCAGACTATACTGTAAACGAATACAAAGACATTTATAAACTACCATTGGTTGATGGAACCTTGGTGCAAGTTTTAAACAGTCGATTCGATGTCGCCAGTCTGATTAACACTTATCGTACAGCCAAACAAACCACTGGTGTTACAGAACTTTATAGATTTGATACCATTGAAGGTACTTTAAAACCTATTTTAATTGGTAGAGAAAATGGTACTTTCCAACTCAGTGACGATTTATATGCTGGCAAAGGCTTTGACAGTGCAGCTTTTGACACAGAAGATTTTGATAATCATTACATGACAGAATGGCGCTATATCATGCAAGGGTTGAAGCATGATATATTTGTAGCTGATTTAGCAGTAAATTATAATCAGATGATTTACTTCCTAATCGATTACATACTCAGTGAACAGCGTTACATTGATTGGTTCTTCAAAACCAGCTTTGTAAAAGTGCTACACCAAGTATCAGGATTGGTACAATCACCTACCTATATTAAGAATCGCCAGGAAAATTATGAAAGCTATGTGCGTGAAGTCAAACCATACCGTACCAAAATACGCGATTACACACTTGGTTATGATCACGTAGAAAAGCCTAGGTTCACTGTAACTGACTTTGATATTCCTGCTTACTATGATACCACACTGAAAATTTTCCGTAGTCCCAATGGTGAACAACCAAGCATTGACGCAGAAAAATTTACCGAACCTGAATATCAAGACTGGGTAAACAACCATGGATATTCAGTTACAGCATTAAATCTTGCACAGTCAGGTTATGGTTATCGTGGCGGCAACGCCGCGCCTAGTGTTAGCATAATACGGCGTGACACCAATACAGGCACTGATGCCGAAGCCAAAATATTCCTCAACAGTGACACTGGTGGAATCAGTCGAGTTGGTGTTACCAGCTTTGGGTCAAATTATACACTAACACCCACAGTTACCATCAATGGCAACGGTGGTACCATAATCAGTGACCATAAGAGTTATGCATTTAGAGTAACTGCTAAAGGTCAAGCAGACACCAGTGGCAACATAGCTTTTGGGTTGTATAGCCTAGTAGGCAATGCAAATGTCTCGCTGTACACTACTGCCAACATCGGATACACCATGCATCGTATACGCAGGTCTGATGGTCAACTGTTGTTTACAAGACATTATGAATTACCTAACGAGCTTACTGGTGGCTATACAGGATATACCAGTGCTGATTTAGCCAATGATCTCAATGATAGTTCTGCTAATCAGTTGGTAGTGGTACACACTCTAGGAGATGCTAGAACCAACAGACTTAACAATAATCTAGATCTTGCCATGTATCGTTGCGGTGCTAGCCCACTGGTGTTTGGTAATAACACAGTGATGACCGCTAACTGTGCTTATTTGTTGGTAGGGATACCCGGCGTAGGTCAAGGTAATGGACTAGAAATACAGTCAGGCAATGTAGCCAACAGTACTACTTCATTTAGTAGATTAGATTTCAAACTACGACGCAGTTTCTTTATACCCACAGTGGCTCAGCCTAAAACTGCCAACAGTGATTTTGCATACTCGAGTTCATTGGGCACAGATCTAGCGCCACATTACGCAGTGATATCACCTAGACTGGAAAACAATACCATTAGAAAGCTCAAAACCACCATGCGTTTTGACAGAATCCAGTATACCACACAGGTAGTAGATTGGCAACCCGGCGGATTTGATGTCAAGAACTTTGACATGGATAACTACGATCAAACCTATGCTGCTGGTACCTATGTGGCATATCGCGGTGAAGCATATGTAGCCGACGGGTTTAGCAGGACCACACCGTATGCGTACCCAGTGGTAGGCAGTTTAGAGAATCCTAATTCTAGAACATATCGACATGGATTTTTCGATAATGCCAATGATCGTATCATGGCATATTATCAACCCACCGCAGATATGATACCCAAAGATCTAGAAAGATTGATTCCTGGTATTAGACAAGGTGGTACTACCTATGCAGGCAGTGGATCTGGATCTGGTGCTGGTGGTACTACCACTATCATGGTAGGTGATACATTTAGTAGCATGGGCGGTTTACCGGCCAGCAATATCACTGTCACTGGTGGCAGTTTTGTAAATGAATTGTTCAGCCATGCTCCGGAAGAGCTGTTACCTGGCCAAACATTTGAAAGTTTACAAATCAGAGTGATGAGTAATGCCACTAATACAGGATTCCATTTGTTTAAACCATTGCAGGGTAATGTGGAATATGCTACTAGAAATTCAGTGTATACAACCACATTAACACAAGCATTGTTACTAACTGATACCACTATTACTGTGGCAGACGGTACTAAGTTAGCCGCTCCTGATCCTTTATTGATTAAACCAGGTATTCTTTATGTCAACGGTGAACGTATTGCCTACTACAGCAAAGTAGGAAATGTGCTAAGTCAAATTAATCGTGGTTATGGTGGTACCGGTGCTGCTGCTGTGCATCCAGCTGGAAGCTCAGTGGAGGATGTCAGTGAACGAACCAAATTGCCCACAGTTCAAACTTAAAATCAGGATTTTATACCATGATAAATATAGAGAAAGCCGTTGATGATCAGGAAAGCCAAGACACAGAACAGCACGAACCCGATGATGTGGGCGGTATTGCTGTGCAAGGGTTTTTCAAGATTTTTGATCCTGAGTCAGGCGAAGTCTTAACGCAAGGTCGTGCATAGATATGAAACACAATAGCGAGTTGAAAATTACTGGTCATGTGCATATATTTGATCCTGAATCAGGAACTACATATGTGGATCAACACAATGCCATACACTTTGAAAACATCAGTGAAGCACTGGCCTATAGTTTAGCCAATAAGAGCACTAATTTTATCAGTGAAATGCATTTTGGTCGCGGCGGCACCAGCATTGATAGCACTGGGGTAATTAACTATTTGCCGCCCAACACCAACAGCCAAAATTCAGATTTATATAATCCTACATTTTTCAAAATTGTAGATGACACTGATGAGGAAAACACAGATCCTGTGCGTAATAACATGACTGTGCGGCACATCCCTGGCACAGTGTATTCTGACATAGTGGTAACCTGTCTACTAGATTACGGTGAGCCTGCTGGACAATTGGCTTTTGACAACACCAGCAGTTTAGAAAATACTTTTGTGTTTGATGAATTAGGCTTGAAAAGTTGGGGAGCTGCCGGAGGTGGAACCGGTAAGCTGTTGACTCATGTGGTGTTCCATCCTGTACAAAAGAGTTTGAATCGTTTGATACAGATTGATTATACCATTAGGATTCAGAGCTTGACTAATTTGACTGGTGCTTAACCAGCTAAATAACTAAAACTTCGGAGCATAGGTTTCATGGCTTACATTATTAACAAAACAAATGGTGATCCGCTTATCACAGTAGATGATGGTACTGCGGATGTAACCACAACCACATTGGCCTTGATTGGTCGTAATTTTCCTGGCTATGGCGAGTACATAAATGAAAACTTTGTCAAGCTGCTGGAAAACTTTTCTAGAAATACACAACCAAACACAGCGCAAAGCCTAAAAGGGCAGCTCTGGTATGATACCAGCGTTAGTCCTGGTGTGCTTAAAGTTTACAATGGTACTGCATACGTAGCAGCTGGTAGCAGCATTGAACTAGAGCAAACCAGTGCCAACATGCATTACATGACTGTGGTAGCCAGTGAAACCGGCGCACCTGCACTTAAGACTACCAAAGACAAAGGTCTAACTATACAACCCAGCACTGGTAACATTGGTATTAATACCACACAGGTTCCTGTAAGTAAGTTAGTAATAAATGCAGACAGCAATCGTAGTCGTGCACTACCTGCGCTAGCATATCCTGGCACAGTGGCTCAGATATATGGTGCTGACAGCCAATATTGTATTGTTGCCATTGATGCCTTTAGTGGTACAGATGGTGTTCCTACAGGGGGGTTTTGGTTTAGAAAAGCACGTGGCACCAGTGCAGCACCTGCCACAGTACAGCAATATGATTTTCTAGGTGGTATGGCTGCTGGTGGATACGGATCGACAGCTTATTCACCGAATCCTCGAGCAGCAGTATGGTTCCAAACTAGTCAGGTATGGACTGATGCTAATCACGGAACTAGAATCGCATTTTACAATACTCCAAACAATAGCACCACTTGGCGCGAGTCCTTGGCCATTGAAGCCAATGGCGACATCAAAGCCAATTACGGCGATGTAATCGCCTATGCTGCATCCGACGAAAGAATGAAATCTAACATTGAAAAGATTCCTAGTGCTCTAAGCAAGGTGTTATCATTAGATGGTGTGACCTTTAACTGGCGCGAAAACATCAACGGCAAAGACAGTACGCAGCGCGAACCTGGCGTTATTGCACAACAAGTACAGCAGGTATTGCCAGAAGCTGTTAAACAGCGTGATGATGGTAATCTAGCAGTACGCTATGAAAAACTAATTCCCTTGTTGATTGAAGCTATCAAGGATCTACAAGCCGAAGTAGCTGATCTAAAGAAATTTGCCTAATAGGAATCTGCTGTGACACTACCTGTATGGTCTAATACAACACCTTTGTCGCTGGGTAATATACAAGCTGAATTTGGCGGCACCGGTAACATCGGTCTCAGTGAATATTATGCAGGTGGCTTATATGTTACTGCTGGTACCACTGGTAGTTATCAAGGTGTTACTACACCTATACCAAGTTCTGGAAACATAGCCATTGGTAACTTTTATGGTGCTAGTGCCAGTGGCGGTGGCGGTGGCGGGACTACTTCAACAACAACAACCACAGCAGGGCCCGGAACTACCAGTACTACCACTACCACTACAACCACAGCAGCAGTACCATTAGAGCTGATATTCCAAACCACAGGAACGTCTCGATTCACTCCTGGCAGTTATCTAAAAACCAATCTTAGCACTGGTGCACTAGCAGTAGGTAGTTACGGTGGTGGCGCAGGTCCTTATTGGGTAGCAGATCAAAGTCAAAGTTATAATGGTGTATATAGAACCAGTATTCTAAGCCCAGGTGCAGGATTCGACGGACCAGCTACTTATGCTGATCCAGCTGGTGCACTAGACGGCATTAATCATTATTTTGAAGAAAATCAAAGCACACGAATTACCGCTGCACCGTACCCGGGTGGTGCTAAAAAGGTTAAAAGCATTGTTATCACAGGAACCACTGATCCCGAGACCAGCACAACTACCAATGGGTACATACTAGAAAACTGGGGCCACGCCGCAGGTGGAGACACAGCTTATTCAGTGGATCAGAGATTTACTACAACCAATAATGTAAATTGTAGAATTGCAGGAACTCCATACGTGTTCTTAGGTATCCACTACGGTAATAATACTACTCAGGTTGCTATTGGAACCAAGTTGGGCGAAGTTGGATTAAACACCGATCTAGCAATCAAGATAAGACTATATGATCCTGTTAATAATACATTATTAGCCACTCACAATACTTGGATTCCTGCACCTAATGCACCGGGATTTGGTTTTGCAAGTTCAGGTGGCGTTGTTAATGCTGATACTGCAAATGTATGTTGGCAAGTAACCAGCGCAGGTAGCCCAAGCGATTGGACCAGAACCAACTTTGTAGATGTAGGCGATCCGGGTAATAATACCGGTGCCGGTGATTGGGGAGTATTTAAGAGTAGAACTCAATCAGGACTGCCAACTAAATTGGTTATTACCTTAGGTCATTGATGACCTACCACAGGTTACGCAATGCCTAAATCATTTTTAGTTGAGCTTAGAACAGGTGGCATAGACGGTCCAGTACGTGCTACTAGTAATATCATCACCATAGACGGAACCACTGGCAATATTACAAGTACCGATTTCGCTGATCGCACTTTGTCTGGCATAGTAACCAGCAACGAAAACAGCATTGGGCGTTTTGCTAAAACCATGACGGTAACTGCTGCACCCGCACCAGTTACCCCGGGCTCAGCAAATTATACACTGTCAGCTGTGGTAACCAGCACAGGAAGCACTAGTACAGTTACCGAAGGTGACACAGTTACTTTTAATTTAACTGTGGCTAATATTGCTGTAGGTAGCCAAATACCATTTACTGTAACTGGGGTAAGTGCTGACGATGTAATAGGTCCGGATCTTAACAATCTCCGAGGTTATTTTACAGTACAGTCTAACTTAACAGCCAGCTACAGCATATATGTTGTAGACGATTATGTAACTGAACCAATGGCAGAAACACTGACATTGACCATTGATGGAACTAGTGTGTCTAGTTCCGTTAATATTGTTGATAGTTCTCAAACCATGTCGGGTACAGCCTGGATTGCTGGCCCAGAAAGTTCAGGTACGCTGTCTGGAACTCCTGTAATCCCCAGAGCAGCCGCTTGGGTAATGTTTAGAATGATTGGCGCCGGTGGAGCCGGCGGTGGAGGTGACGAAGAATCGCAACCCGGCGGAGTAGGCGGTGGAGGTGCAGCCATACGTGGCATAGTGAGATTACCTAGAACCGCTAACACCAAGGTATTAGTAGGTGGTGTGGGTGCTGGTGCTGTAGGAGTACCAAGTTGGGTACCAATAAGCCAATTTGGCGCAGCAGCTGGTGGTCGTGGCCACAGCTTTGGACAAAATAGTTTTGATGGCGCAGGAGGTGCTGGTGGCGCAGTTGGACCAAGTGGTCGTAGTGGCCCTGGTGGCGGTGGTGGTGGGTCAACTTCATTGGGATTTTATTTAACTAACGTACTGCCACAAACAGTGGTAGGTATAGCAGCAGCTCCCGGAGGTGGTGGTGGAGGTGGTGCCAGTCTTTTTAGAGCAGGTGGTAATGCCACCGTAGCTACTAACACAGCCAGTGTAGATTCCATGCCAGACCCTCGTGGTCGTGCAGGTAATTCTGTCAGCGGCGATGGTGGCGGTGGTGGAGGGGGCGGTGGTGGTTTTGGCATCGGTGGCAGTGGAGGGTTAGATCGAATGACGCCTAGCACCGGAGGTAGCATTGGTAACTTGGTGAAAAATACCACATTTGCACTAGACAACACCGACTGGCACTATTACGAAGCCACAGTTCCCGCTAGTAGCTTTGTGCTTGGTGTGCCCGATAATGTAGCATCTAATAATCGTGGATACTTTGGTTACGGTGGTATTGGTGCTGTAGGTAAAGCTGGTCCTAGTGGCAGCGGTACACAAGGCGCACTTAGCGTTTATTGGACCACTGCTTCAGAACCACCTAGTAACTGGAATCTAGTGCCGGGTTTTCGAGAGCCTGCTGATGCTGTGTCTATATCAAACAGAACCATGTGGGCATATACCAATTTAAGTATATCATTCTATCGTAGTGGACAACTAGCTGTACCTGGCGCTACTCCCTGGAACGCAGGTTACGAACTAGCCACCGACGAATACGGCAACGAATATTGGGCAGGAGTACCTACATATTGGACAGTAACACCTACTCAATTCATTGGCAATCTATATCAAATACGTGCTACACTAGTAAGCAGCAGTCCCAATGGCAGCGTAGTAACCGGCAATTCGCCACTGAGTACTTGGATAAACATGGATGCAAGTACACCAAGGACCTGGACTTTAACTGTGCCGCCTGCGGAGTTTGTTACTCATACCGCAAATATATTAATTGAAATACGTGGCGTTAATACGCAAACTATTTTTGACAGTGCTACTTATAGTTTACGCACTGAATTCTTGTATCAAGCACCTGATTTTGGTGGCGGTCAAGAATAATCTATTTGTATTTTAGCAGAAAGTAAGTGATATTCTGCTCGGTTAACCGAGCAGAAATCTTGTACTTATACCCATAGTACATTTGATCTATGACTCTTTGGTAGACGGGTGTTTCCAGTGAGTGTTCAATAACCCACTGACCTTTTTCACTTTGTTGAAATTGCCATAATGGTTCGGCGGCATAGATATCAGGATCATCTACATCGCCCATGGTGAATTCATGGACGACTTGCCACCGTCCTTTATCCAACGAATTCACTGGACATGGGGAAAATTTGGGCAATAGCGGCCGCACAGGCTCTAGCCACTTCGACATGCTCTTGCTGAGTGCCATGAGCGCTCCTTAGTTCGATATAGTGAATCCATGAACGCAAGGTACCGTTCATGTACAAGCGACTTTCTATAAGCCCTTCGGGTAACACAGCTCGAGCTTGCTCTTTAGCAATACCATTACGTATAGCCCACTCATAGGCATTCTTGGCTGCATCAATAACCTGTTGTTGTTTGATCTGCCAATGATTGGCCAAAACAGGATCATCAACAGCAATGCTATTTTGTCTATTGGTAGTATCTTGTAACCTAGATTCACGATAGACAAAATTGAGATCCTTTGTAGGATCGGCATATCGTTGACTAAATTCTTGAAAACTAAAACTACGATGTCTAAGTATTTGCCTGGCAATATCTCTGGTGGTAGTGATTTCCATGCAAGCTGAAACCATTTCCAATGGTGACCAATGCTGATGTTTAATTAAATATCTAATCAAGCGTTCACTGGTTTCGGTATTGAGTTGATTGCTAGGATTGCTAACACGAGCGCAATAAGCAACAAGGTCTTGAAGATCAGGTACGAGGTTCCGGTCATAATCCTCCAGCATGTCCTTGGCGGCCTGGCTATAACTAATTAATCTAACTTTCATAGGTCTTTTAAAATTTGATCAGTTATTGGTTGAACAGTATCTGCTACTTTGTCTATGCTTACGAAAAAGTCTATATCAACAATTATACTATCAAGTGCTTGTAAACGTCTATCTAATAATTCTTCGATATAGTCGGGATCTGTGCCTTCGTCTAGTAGTTCTTTGATGTTGATATTGACCTTGGTACCATCTATTAGATTAACGTTTAGTGCCAATAAAAGTGGAATAGGAATCTCTTCTTTGTCAATATCTTTGAGAATACTTTTCCACTTTTCCTTAGGTGATATGTTTATCTTTTTAGGCTTTGACTTTCGCCCTGACCTTTTTTGCGGGTTTGTCATTTGTGTTTACCGGATCCAATTTGTTGGCTTCTTCTACCAATAGTTCAGCCTCGCGCAATAACCTGGCAGCATCTGCCTTCATTGATTCCGCTTGTTGACGACGTTGGCGTGCTAGAGTAACGTCATCAAGTACACTATCTGCACTGGGCATAGCAGCAGGCTCGCCTAGCTCACGGCCAGTGGTTTTAGTGTTACGTTTCTTTTTACTTTGTTCAGCATCTAGTTCAGCTAAACGTTTGACAGCATCCTTTCCTTGCGTCATTTGATCCAGTAACAGATTCAGCTCGTCTAATTTCACTGAGCTAACAGTGTTAGGTGTAATTACCACCTGCTCAGTTTGAACCTTTTTGATCATGCCATTGCGATGCAGTGCTTCTAAACAGTTTTGACCATCAGGTAAAATTGTTCTAAATAACACATCACTGAAACTTTCAGCTTGTTGTCCTGAGGCACTTTCTAGTACCTTCATGATTTCATCGTGGTACATTCTCGGTAGTAGATCACTGTAAATCACTAGACACATATGATCTTCATTGGGTACTTTTCTATACAATAAAACTATTTTCTTGCCGTTGTGTTTACCTACGTGTTTAAGCATGATTATTCCTTATCTGTGGTCATAGCGCCATCTTGACCACTGTTTGGGTTAACACCAGCGGCGCTGAGAAAAGACATCATACGATCATACAAGATACCCACGGTGCTGAGTTCTTCAGGCTTCCAGGTACTGCGTTCAGTGGCAACTTGTATGACCTGTACCATGGCAGCGATATCTTGCAGTGTAAGATTGGGTTTTTTGTCTTCTGATTGCTCTTCGGACATAGTTGATCTCCAGTTAAATATAAACTTATTTAAGCTGGAGATCGTGGTAGATAAAATTTATCAAAATACCAGACTGCTCTGATTGAGCTCTGGTAATACCATGGCAAAATAGCTGGCTTCGCTGTGTATTTCAAAAGCAGCACGTTTACAAATTGTTTGTCGTCCTTGCTTGATAAGCAAGGCATCACCAAGGTAATATCTGCCATGTAGATGCTCATAGATCCAATCACTGATGCGTTTAGCTTGTACTTTGCAGTCAAAGTCCACCGCGAAAAAGTGCGGTGGACAGTGTTCTACAATACGAAGATCAAACAGGTTGAGAGGATTTATTTGCATGAGCACGATCATCTTCAATGATGATGTTGGGACGGTCTAGATCCTCTTGTGATACTTCAGGCATGGTCAAACGGTCTTCAAGGCACACTTGCGCCGCATCAACAAATGTCTGCATCAAATGCGTCTGTTTAGTGATGTCGGCAATTTCAGCTGAACGTGCTAGATCATCTAACGCCTGTTCGCACTTGAACAGACGCTTTTGCAAGTCTAGGATAAGTTCACGAGCCTCTTTAATCTTCTTAACTGACTTGGGATTAATAATTTCCATTAGTGTGCCTTTTTAGCGTCTTCGTAATGTGCCCAAATACCAAAGGGAGGTTCAGCATGTTTATTACCTTTAATAATCCATACAGTGTCGCAGTAGTTCTCGTCACCCCATGAACCATACGGCATGCCATCAGTGAACACAATAAACTTCTTGGGCTCAATGCCTTGATCTTTCATGTATTCCCAATTAGCCATAAAGTCAGTGCCACCACCACCTTTGGGCTCGTAGTTAGCAATAGAGTCCATGTTCTCACTGGTAAACAACTGATCATTATAAACTTCGGTATCAAAGCTCCACACGCGAATCCGATACTCCTCGTAACTTTCCATGATACCTTGAATCTCACTCAAGAAGATCTTGAGTTCAGTCTCACCGATGCTACCAGAAGTATCAATAGCTACACAGATGTCAATCTGTTCACCTGGCTTCATGCCAGGCAAAATGGCATCCATATGCCAACTACGACGACTGGGCTTGAGCCAGGTGTAGTCTTGCTTGATGGTGCTTTGGATTTGTTGTAACAACAATTCACGCCAGTCAATTACAGACTCAGTCATGTCTTGGATCAGACGCTTGACACCAGCAGGAACATTACCTGCGCCTGCGGCCTGTGCTGCCTGTAGTACAGCATCTTTGATCTCGTCGCGCAGTTCCTTGGCTAGTTTTTTGCCAATCCGGGGCCGCCCGCCTTCACCATCTTCATTCTCACCATCAGTGTCGTCACCATCCATGTCCAAGTGCTCATCTAGTACCTGCTTCATGAGCTCGCTGAGGGGAATCTTCTCTGCATTTTGGTACAGCAGCTCATAGACTTCCTCAAAGCTGAGACCGCGGTATTTAGTATTCAACAAGATAGGTACCTTGGTAATCTTGGTACCAATGTTGTGATCTACCAAGTCTTGGTTTACGCAGTAGTCAGCGGCAATATTACTAAGGATAGGGTCACGATGTTCGCGACGGCTAAGGTGATCATAGACTACGTGCAAGACTTCATGTCCAAACAAGAACTCACACTCGCGTAGACTCAGCGAGTTGATAAAGTTACTGTTATACCAAAAATGGCGTCCATCAGTGGCAGCAGTAGCACACCACTCATCTGCGTTCTTGAGCTTGAGACGAGTAGCCAAGTTACCAAAGAATCCCGCCTTGAGCAAGAGACCCACACGAGCAGTAATCAACTTCTCTAGTGCGGCTGCGTTGACTTTGGGGTCGGTAACAGTTTTCTTAGCAGACTTTTCTGCTACAGTAGTATCTTCACGTGCCATACATGCTCCTTTGTGATATTTACATTATATGCGATAACCAAAAGGCAGTCAACTTGGGGGCCGAAGCCCCCTTTTGGACTAGTTAGCATTGCTAACAGCGGCTACCACGTACTTGCCAAAACGCTTGTGAAACTCATCAAAATGCTTGAGCTTGCCGGGTACGAACGGAATGTTGTAGGTAGTAATTGCAACACGAGCCGCCATAACTACAAGCTCAGTATTGAAATTATCCATAATGAAACGGAAGAAGTTATCGGCCATTCCGTTCCACTTGTCCAACTTGCCATTTGCCTTGTCGTAAGCATCCTTAAGCTCGTAGCACAGGCTGATAGTCAGCGAGTACATAGCAGACACTTCTTTGACTTTGAGCTCAGTGACCTTGCCATTTAGTACTTCAATAGGATCGGGCATCTGTCCACTTACCTTGCGGTGAGCCATGAACTTGACCGCCATACCTTCGCCAACAGCACCAGCCACCAAGTCGGTGAGACCTACGTCATTGTCCTCGTCTAACAACTCGCTGACAAAAGTCCAGCTACGGGGAGTAGCAAAACTACGACCTGCCGAACGCGGGTCAAAGTCAAACAAGTCACCCTTAGCAAAACTCAAGTAGCCAACTACATCTTTATGAATGCGATTGCTCACAGCCCAAGTCTGCCAAGAGTCAAAGTCCACACGCATTTCTAGGTGAACAAAGCGATTAGCAAGAGGACTTGGCATACGATAAGTAACACCTTTGTCGCTGTCGCGATTACCTGCCGCCACCATAACTACATTGTCAGGTAGCACATACTTGCCTACGCGACGATTCAAAATCAGCTGATAAGCCGCAGCCTGGGTTGCCGGGGGAGCAGAATTCATCTCGTCCATAAACAGTACCACAATGGGATACTGACTGGCAGTCTCAGCGTCAGGCAGTTCAATTGGGGGAGCCCAATCCATCTTGCCATTGTCTTTGTTGTAGAACGGAATACCACGCAGGTCGGTGGGCTCCATCTGACTCAAACGAATATCGATCATGAGTCCGCCCAAGTCCTCAGCAATGCCAGCAACTAATTCTGACTTGCCAATACCCGGAGGACCCCACAGAAAAACGGGACGTTGACGCTTGAAGCAACGAAGTAAAGCACGACGAGCTTCAACACTGGTAACGGTACGATTTTCGCTTACTACTGCCATTTCGGGCTCCTTTGTGTTAATGTAAGGCTATTATAGAACAGATCTTGATCACAGTCAAATCACTGTGATCGAATGGATTCGCAAAACCAATGCTCGCGCTCGATCTTGCGACGAGCTGAGAGCATGGTATTTCGCAATTTACGCACTTCTGGGGTATTGGGAGCATGAATGCCACCTAATGCTTTGAGTTTGAGCAGAGCAGCATCACGACGCTGATAAGTTTTAACAGCAGCCTCAGGCACTAAAAACTTAGCATTTACAGCAGGGCTAGTATAAACTACACGCATTTCGCACTCCGTTTTGTTACTGTACCACTATTATAGCAGGAATCAATAACCCTAGCAAGTCTAGGGTTGTTGCGCTTTTACAACACTCGACCATTGTGATCAAACCGCACAGGCGCACTAAACTCAGGAAAATGCAGGCCCAATGGAGCCAAATATTCTGCAACTCTTAGTAGGTTGATGCCTAGAATTTCTGCAATGTCCTCGGGCTCAAAATCATTGATGTACAGCTCATTGATATTCCAATCAAGTGATTTTGTAGTATCAACATGCTCAACAGACATTACTGACTCCTTGTTGTTTACTGTACCCACATTATAGCAAAAATGGATAACCCAGTCAAACCGCGGGTTATTCTGGTGTGTTGTAGGAAAACAACAATAAAAAACCCTGCTCTGAGCAGGGTTGTGCCTGTTTTTTAAGCAGAGTTTAGCGGCCTTTTGGGGTGGCTGCGTTGACAAATGCGTACATCTTTTCTGCTGTAGCAAGTACTTGATCAAGTCCGGGAAACTCGGGCATACCAATTTTAGTGGTTACATGACCTTTATCATCTTTGGTCACGCTTAGTTCCCAACCATGGAACTTACTATGGTATTCTTCTGCAACCAAGTCTTTGGCCATTTTGAGAATTTCTGTGCGAATTTCGTATCCGTTCTTGTTGAATTTAACTTCTGGTGCTTTAGGCATATTGAATAGTTCAGCAGACATATTTTTCTCCTTTGTGTGTGTATGTCATTTGTTGGTTTTTTGTTCCGCGCGACTCTGCGCGATCCAGGCATCCCAACCGGCCTTGTGCCAATCAATACTAAATGGATTTAACAACTTCTCCAATTTGGTATGATAAAATTCTCTTATGCAAGTTGATACGATTCCACTAGTAGCTTCTACGGCACTATGCAAGAACCGAGTTTGTGCATCGATATAGATGATCATATCATTCTTGAGGTCTGGATGGCGTACATATTTTTCTACAAATTGCATTTTAGCATTCTGTACGCTGTCAATGAAAAGTAGTGGTTGATTAAACATTCAGTGTCTCCCTGTGTGTAATATACAAAATTATTTATATGCCTGTCAACCCCTGCGGCGATTCAATGGTGTCAAAAAATCCCATTCTTCGCCCAAAGTTGAACTGCGCTCTAACATTTCGTCTATGGCTACTACTGCACATAAAAAGGTTAGTACGCCAAATGTGGCCAATAGTTCAGGTTCCATAGTTATCGATTCATCAGTCGAGTAGCACTCTGCCATTTACCGCGGCGAGTAAGTTGAGCAGCCAATAGTCCTTGACACCATACAGTGTATAACATTTTTAGAAAAGTCATTGCCATGCTCCTGGGTTGTGGTTGCTTAAGTATCTGCGGGCACGAGCTTGACCGCTGGCTTCTAAGGCCAGAAAAATTTTATGAAATACTGCTAATACGTAAGTGATCATTTATAATATTCCTTGTGAGAATGGTATTCAAACTCTTTGATGTAGTTATCTAGAGTAGCCGCATCAGTTATACTGCGGCGTGCCAAATATGCTTCTAAGCGTGATTGGTAACCATCTTGCGGAAACATTTCGGCTAGACGCTCAAGGATGTTGAGCATGAATTGTGAAATAAACATTTTATCCTCTGTAAATGTGTATGCTGCTTTGCAGCATAATTATTTATCAAGGTCAGAGGTATTGTCCAAGTACTTTTGTAAGTCGTTATTATACAAAATTAGAGTCATGCTGGTGCGTTCATCAAATACTCTAAGTTCATTTTGATAACCGATATAGTAGGGAGCAGGAAAATATTTCTCCATCTGCAGGAGTGTTTTTGGTAGTAAAACCGAGTCTAAATCGTGCTTATAGTACTGGATTTCTGCATTTTTGGTGCAGAATTGAAAGCCAGTCTTAGTAAGACGCATACTAGCCGCATTAAGAGGATTAAAGAACCAAACTTTACGAAAATGGTCAATGCTGTCTTTTACACTGCCATAGAAGGGACTGTTAGCATATAAACTGCTATTATCAATAAGCCAACGAGTAAAGGTTGGTTGATCTAGTCGCACTATTGTTGGTAAATCACTGAACCTTGATTTAACAAGACCACTGTAAACTTATCGGTCCTAAATTGACTGTTTAATTTCTTAGCTAAACTGATAGCATGGCCAGGGTTCGAAAAGCTGACTTTGCGATACTTGGGACCAGGATAGCTAACTAATATATTCTGTGTCTTTAAGTTGACTGGACGTCCATCGTAGTAAACAGCCCAAATGCCTTCGCTGGCCAACACTTGATCGCATTTATAACTGGATTTATCCAGTGTTTCTAGAATCACTGTAGGTTTGGGTCTGCTCATTCAACTTCCTTGATATACATTGTTATTTATGAGTAGTTAACGGTGATTTTCATTTAAAACCTGTGCCATTTGCTCTCGACTCCGGAATGGTCCTAGAAATTTATTGCGTGTAAGTATGATCTTTTTAGGACAGAATTCTTCAACCCATTGCGAATCTATGCATACCAAATAATATCCGGCACAGCGATAACTGCGACTTTTACGACTGGTAGTATATAACGGCAATCGTAACCTAAGATCGTAAATGGCATTGTACGGCACAGTCCGACATGGGTAGTCATAAACCGAGTCTACCGACGCTGTCTGAGCCCTCTGCCCACGCACAAATCGGATATTGTGAGCAGTGCCCAACACCTTGATGCTGGGATATTTAAGTCTACGATTATCCTGTACCAATACAACACCATCTTCTGCGGCTTGTATAGTACCGACTTTACGACCATCGTCTTCAACGATCCAATATTTATTTTTAACTACGAGTTTGGCTTCTATAGTCATTGTTTATCCTTATAAGCGGCACTAAAAATCTCAGCGAAATTTTGGCTGTTTTCACTTAGTTTTTGTAGATCAAACTTTCCACAGAACTTAAGGAATTGAGCACCAATCATGGGACGAGTGCGTTCTACGGATCCTTGCGTGATAGTTTCTGCAATTTTGACTTTGATTTCGTCTGGTTGTGCTTTTAAGTCAATTAAAATACGATTGCGATTATAATCGTCAAGTACACGGTGTTCACGACCTTCATGGTCGGTCCAACGCTGTAACATGAGATTATTCCAATTGAATCCACGGCTGCGACGGTCTTCATAGGCTTCTTGTAAGCCTACCTTATTGCGCGATCCTTTTACACGAACACCAGGATAAGCACTAAACACATTGTCTGTGGGATCACCGCGCATGCACTTTTCAAACAGGATCCATTCGGGATCGGGTATTACTTTAGGTTCTTTGGTTTTTTTGTCGACGACTAACTTTCCTCGACAATCGAAAATGCCTTCTAGTGTATGAAGTTCATCCATGACACCATTGTATTGTTTAACATTAGTGGCTAGCAATTGATGAAAGTCACTGTCAGTGCTAACAATAATATTCATATCATTGGGATGAGCTTGAATCCATCCTGATATCAAGTCATCAGCTTCTAATTCTGGATGACGCAATACTGTACAATTAGTGCGAGTATCTAGAAAATCTTTAAGCGCATCTAGTCCTTCCCAAAATGCACGATCTTCTTCGGCTTCCTTTTCGGTAAGAGCAGCACGACCTTCGGCCCGGTTACGCTTGTAAGCGGGATAAAAGTCTTTGCGCCAGCTACGACCCTCATTGAAAAATACAACATGGTCACCACGTTGATCACGCCAGCATTTGTTTACGCTACTCAGTGTGACATGAATAGCAAAAGCCACCTTTTCTTCAGCACTGGTTGCGCGGTGGGCCGAATGACGAGCACGAAAGTACATGTTCGCCAGATCAATAAGTAGATATGTTTTCATGTCGTTATATTAGCAGTTAACGACTTGTATTGTCAACTAATTTCGGTTCTACCGTCGCCCAAATTTTTTCTATTTAATCTACGCACATCCGGATCGGCTTGCTCTTGTTCGTAGTATTCCAGAACCACACTACGGCAAATTTCCTGGAACCAACGATCCACAATATCAGATTCGGGCTCATTGGCCTGACGTTGATAGCCAGCTCTAACCAAATTGGCAATGAACTTGTCATTCCAATCTAGTTCAAATGCGCCAGACCTTAGATCATCAGGGTCCAAGCTAAAACTAACTATGGTAACATATGGTTCACCTTGCTGAGTTGCCAATTCCTTGGCACTCAAGGTCTGTTTGGACCGACGCGGTGTTTTGGGTTTTGGTTTCGGCTCAGCAGGCAACGGTGTAGGATGCTCGAGCCCTTGCGATCCTACGTTTAGTGCTCGTACTAGACGATCGAAAAAGCTCATGTTCCCCACTCGTTCTTAAAGAGCGGCACCTGAAGTCTATCACTGTATCTTAGTCCATATTTCATACATTCTAAGGCCACAGTGCGATTATTTAAAGAGTATACCGACTCTATACCACCCACTGGCATCAAGTAAATTTCACCTCGAAATCCAGCGTCTCTATAGGCCACACTAGCTGTAAGTGCATCATAGATATCCTGTTCATTGGCTACCACAAACTTTAGATAGGTCCAACCCACAGTTTCATAGTCGCAGACAACTTCAGGTTTGATAGCATCTTCCCAGCGTTCTCCACTGCAAGGCAACTTGGCACTCACACTAAAAGTGATTTCTTTGTGTTTAGTTGGAATACTAAATCCTTGACTGAGCTGGTAAGCATGTTTTGGGCCTGAGCTCCAGTCTTTTAAGTATTCCTTAAACTCTTTGGTCAACGGCTGAGTACCATTGGTTTCAAAGGTGATTTCACGTAGTCTACGCATGAACTTGTGATCTAGCAAATCTGGATAACTACGTTGCCATCCTAGCAAAGGTTCACCACCAGTTATGACCAAGTGTTCCCTGGTCCATCGCTTGAACGGTAAGAGTTGCCGGATTCTTTCAACAATCGCTTCTGTTGTAAGTACCGGTGAAAAGTCTTTGAACCTAGGATCCCAACTAGCGTAACTATCGCAGCCGGTACTAACAAGTGGAAGATCTCTATACTGCTTAAACTTTGTAATATTAACTGCCACTTCGTTTCGTTCATTGGATTTCTCTCCACGTGGCATTCCGAAAGAGTCACATGTAAAATTACAACCGAATGTTCTTAGAAAGACACTGGGAACCCCCATATATCTTCCCTCTCCTTGGATGCTATAAAATAACTCACTTATTTTAATCTTTGACATTACTATCCTTTAATATGTCGAATCCGATTTCTCTTGGTGTCTTGCCTCTCCAATCTTTTGGAGTGCGTCGTCCTTCTAAGTTTAACACACTGTCAAGAGAATGTAAATATTTTCTTAAGGTATTTCCGTCTGTTACAACATTATGATTGCCGTTTTTTCTCTGTATTTTTCCTTCGGCGATTGCTTGTGAACCAGTTTCAAATATGCCCCAGGGGGTTTTAATATGACCTTTGTATTGGTAATTATTCTTTCCTGCTATCTTTTTCCTGGCTTGATACCATGCTTCGGTCTTAGTTTTCTTATTTTTCATCTTTTTGGTATCTTTTATAGTCCAAGTTTTACCTAACTGCCCGGTACCTATTAGTCCTCCGTCGCCTTTTTCTTCTGTTAAATTTGCCCAACCTTGGTCTTTGACTACATTATATAATTGTGAATAATATAGCCCTGCTTCTTTTAGTTCTTCTTTAGTATTGTATGAACCAATAATACAAGTTATTATAAATGAATTATGCTTTTTAATATGGTGTAACCATCTTTTTCCTGATCCTGTGTATGTATATGGATTAGAATTACTGCTAGTTTTACACAAATACTTTAATCCAGTTGCTAGGCATTTTTTAATCATTAAGTGGTGCATTTCAAACCCTCCACAGTTATTTATCTGCGAAGGGTTAAAAGCCACCGGAATTACTCACTTATTTTGATCTTGCTCATTATTGATTCCGAAATGATTGATAATGTATGATCCAGGTGTATATGCTGGATATTGGTAGTTCATAACTGGGCTATGATTTACCGCACGAGCACATTCTAGCACAACTAGTTCAATAAGTCTACGGGTACGTTCAGGTTCGTATGTTCTACTGAACCCAGCTTGTGCTATAAGTTGTTGAACGAGTTCATTATTCATTTTTAAAATACAACTCCAGTACTTCTAATTTATCATGATAATCACTGATGTGTGCTAATTCTGCTTCAATAGCTGCCATGATGTCGGTGTGCTCGGGTATAGCAATGGGATTAGACAGCATGACTTCTACATTGGTTACGTGTTTGGTAACATGGCTTCTAAGATGTTCTCGTGTGGCTTCTAGTAATCGTTTACGCATTTTCATATATATTTGACCATTGTTTAAGTTTTAGTTTCTTGGCTGCTGTAGCAGCAGTCAAGCGTTCTCTGTCAACGATGCCTTGTTCTACCAGAATATCAATCATGGCAAGTACATCTCCAATCTCTACTTCTAGGTGTTCGGCATTGGTAGCAGGTTTACCGGGTTTGAAGTTATCTAGGCCAAATCTAAAACATTTACTAACTGCCTGTGTAACTTCAGCGCATTCTTCTTGTAAAATTAACAGCGTTTCTCTAACTCGAGGATCCATTTGTAATCTCTTGTGTAATTTGTTTAGCAGTAAATGGAGCCAAGGTCCAACCAAGGTGTCCATGTCCAGTGTTATAGTATACACGTGAATTGCGTTGACTGCGACCTACTCTAGGCATCATATTGGGTGTCATTGGCCGTAAACAGGCAAAACTAGAATAGTCACTGGCATCTATTGCAGGAAAATTGCTATGTACCCAGGATAACAGGGGTTGTATTCTATCGCGTCTGATATCGTAGTTTTCACCGGCTAGTTCAGCAGTACCAGCTACTCTAAATCTACCACCCAAATTAGCACAAACAATTTTGGCCTGATCATCTAGCAAACTGGTTCTGGGCATGGCTCGATGTGACTGTATATCTTTAATATTGATAGTAACACTATATCCTTTTACCGGGTAGATGTTGAGCCTATCGCCTATGCTTCTGGCTAACTTTTCGCTTCCTACTCCGGCACTGACCACTACAGTGGTGAACTCTTTGGTAAGATCATGCAGATCTACAGTATAGTTGAATCTGAACTCAACTTGGTATTTGCGTTTTAAGATTTCGGCTAATGATGTACAAAACTTGTGTATATCCCCAGTCCAGTCTGATTCAGTATAAGCACCACCAATGATGCTCTTACAGTTGTATAATGTAGGTTCTAACTCACATACTTGTTGATTGTCTAATATCTCCCATTCGCAACCATTGGCGTTATACATTTCCTGTACTAGAGTAGCCGCTTGCATGTATTCAGAGTCACGATAGATATGCAATATACCTGAACGCATACGATCAAATTCAATACCTTCTTTAATGATAATGTTTTGGTATAAGTCTCGCGCTTCTATGCCCATTCTAATAGTTTGGCTTGTATTACGGGCGTAATCATTATTGGCTGTGTGATATAGGAATTTGAATAACCATTTAAGTTGATTCCAATCCATACCAGGTCTGATTAGCAGTGGTGCATCTTTTTTAAGTAACCACTTGATACCTTTTACTACATTAGACCATGTGTTCCAAGTTTCGCTATTACTCACCGAAACTTGGCACCCATTGGCATAACTTGTACGTTGAGCAGGATAGCGTTCTTGATCGTATACGAAAACACGATACCCTGCTTGGGCAAGATAATATGCTGTGGTGAGGCCGGTAATACCGGCCCCAACTACTGCTATCTGTTTCATTGAACCTCTTGTGACTTAGCCAATCGTTGTTGAAGATGATTTAGTAACAATCCATACGCTGGTAAGATTACTAACAAGCTAACAATGACTTTACTAATTGAATTATTAGTAGCCACAATGTGCCAATTAGCAGCCATAAACTCATTTTCCCCGCCAGCAAATGCTGTGAAGAAGAATACATAAGTATCAATGAATGTGCTAACAATAGAACTCAATGCCGGAGCAATCCACCAAGTTTGATACCGTTCTCTAAAGTATTGAAACACATATACATCAAGTAGATTACTGATAAAGTACGCCATACCAGAACCTAGACCGATTCTAAATGCTACAGAATCGGGTGCCCCACCTGCTTTGACTACTACCATACTGACCACAATGGCCGGAAGAAACGCTAGGGCAATTACAGCACGCCCGGTTTCCTTGCCTAATAATCGCACAGTGAGGTCAGTTAGAACTACCACCAGTGGAAAGGTAAATGCTGCTGCTGCCAGCGGTGCACCAAACACTGTAAATTTGAATTGTACGATGTAATTGCTTATAGCAATAATAATGATGTGTAGTAACATTAGTTTGTAGGCTAATGTACGATCCACACCTGCTAACATACGATCAAACATGATTTCTCCTTAAAAATTAAAATAGTCTTCGGTTGTGGTTCCTGGACCATACCAGACAACTGATCTATTACGCATGGTAGATTGTATAGCAGTGATAGATTCATTGATGGTTCGACCTTCAGGTAAGGCTAACCATCTTGTATTTGTCTGATTATTGTATACTTCTTGTGGATCTATTTTGGGTAAAATAGAATTGGTTGCTGTATCATAACCAACCACAGGATACCGACGGTTGTTTCGGAGTCGTAACCATAGTCCACGAGATCCATGTACCCCGTCGGTATTAGTGGCATCTGACATGATTTTCAAACCATCATTCATCACAGCATAATCATAGAAAAATGTACCAAGGCCTTGACCTTTGTAGGCCTGAGCTAATTGTACTAATGAAACCACCCAAATGTCTTTACCATAATAGTAGAGGGAGAAATAACCAACTAATCTCGATTGTTGATCAAGTAGTCCGTATTCAATCTCGGTATTAGACGCATTCTTTTTCAAGTCTAATCCTCGAATTCGTGCTACAGTTGTAGCACGATCGAAATTACTCCGATATTGGTCGATATATTCATCCCTGGGAGGATTTACAATTATCTCAGGTATCAACATTATAAGCCTTCGAAAAGGTCTTCGTTCCATTCTCTATGACCTTCTCTGAAAGCCATATTACTCTGTGTCTCTCTTACTTCCACACGATAGCACCATAAACGATTGTGCTCGCCCAGTCCCCACATCTCTGGAATGTAAACACCGTTAACATACTTGTAAAGCATATCGGCTAAGCCTTCACAACCTAACTTAGGCAGTACTGTGAGTTTAGCAAGTTTCTTTGATTCCAGCAACTTGAATGTTTCGAATTCGGGATCGTCACGAGCCACCAATAAGGTATGATCAAATTGGTCTTCTAAGATCTTCTTGAGTTCCTTAAGGCCACCATAGTCAGCAGCCCAATTGCGTACATCTAGTTCGTTGGTACCAAAGTAAAACTTCATTGAAAAACTATAACCGTGTATCATGTTACAGTGACTATCTGCTCGCCACTGTCGATACGCACATGGAAAAGCATCGTGATACTCTTTAGTGCTGGTATATTTGTATACTACTGGTTCAAACTTGGTCATCTCTTGCCTCCTTGTATTGAGTAAGTTTGATGACTTGCAGAATATTTAGAGTGGGATGAAAGCCAAAGTCCACTTACTACTTAAACAGTTTTCATGTGCTCTCGAAGTTTATCCCAGTCGATAGAGAAATCTACCTTACCACTGGGATGAACTGTGCGTACACTATAGTTGCCTACATGTACTCCAGGTTCTTCAGGCTTGACTTCAACTAATTCAGTCTTAACCTTAGCAGGCTTCTTAGGCTTGGGTGCCGACTCTTGAACCTTTTGAGCAGTTTTCTTAGATACTGGACCATCGTCCTTGGGGTAGTCGGTTTTAGCAGGTTTCTTGGCTGGAGCCTTAGCAGCAGGCTTTGCTGATGCTTTAGCAGCAGGTTTCTTAGTTGCCATTATCCATGTCCTTTCATTGATAAGCAAATGTCGTAAAACTCTTTCTTCAGTGCTGGGTCTGTTTCAAAAGCACCTAACATGATAGCAGTGGTCATGTCTGACTCATGCTCACGTACTCCACGCATGGTCATACAATGATGTTCAGCTTTCACTACGACGGCAATATTTTCGGTCTTGGCAT